AAGATGATGGAATATTTCAACAATATCCATTTCCCACATATCATAAGCATCTTTTTCATCGAGATACGCTTCTAATGCTCTCGCAACTACTCGAGAACGTGTTCCTTTTGTTTTATCTTTCAATCGAATTGCGATTCCGATTGGGATGTTTGCGCTGATTACTGTCTTCATCAATCTACCCTAATTTGACTTTTATTAAATAAATAACGGTTAGAATTAGGTCAAGAGGTGTAGATGTGTGACTCCGTCCCAAATCCCAGCTCGAACGGCGTAGATGTTCAAGATGTGTGAAGAATATAGTATAAGTACCTAGTAGTAACAAAAGTAAACTATGGCAAAAACCAATGAATTCGAGATTTACATTCTCTTAGCAGCCCAAAATGCCGCTGGTAACACAGCACTAGACATGACCGACTATGTTGATATCGCAGATAACGAAGCGTTTCAAGTAGATGAAGTAGATATTGTATTAGACCCTACTGCAACTCTTCCCGACACAGGTGAAGCAATCTTCCAACTAGCAGATTCAAACATTCAGTCATTTGTATCCCATTCAGATAGAACTTCTCTGTATGTTCAGCGCCAAATGTTCCAAGGAACAGGTGCAGGCGAATACGGTTTCTACCACTTGGAGTCTTTTTCTAGCCTAACACCTCTAATTGTAAACAAGACTATTTTTTGCAGAACTGAAGGTAACGCTCAAACAGGACCATGGACTACTACTAACTTTACTCTAAGATTGAAAGGAAAGATTGTCAAACCATCCGCTAAGGATTACATGGCTCTAGTTCTAACTCAAACTGGCAATGTCGCTTGAGGTGATTCTACTTGGTAAAAGTAGAGGGCAGTTTAGATGAACTCCGAGAACTTATGGGCATGTCTTCTAGCAGTAGGAGCGTTTCTAAGTCTGCAACTCCGAAAACTAAAGCGAGCCCTGGGCCGAAAAAAAGTGGTCGCAAGTTATCAGCATGGAACCGCTATGTTGCAAATTCAAAAAACCGAATCTTGCATAAATCAGGCTCCAGAAAAGGAAGATTAAATTTGAAGGCTATGGCTCGTAAGTTTAGAGCATCTCAAAAGAAGAGGTGATATTGTGGCTCGTATAGTTGACAAAGATACTAGGATGATTGACATCGACTTTGGTCCCGTAGGCACTACATGTGGCAGAGGTGCTTTAGCGTTAGAACCTACAAGTGCAGTTGGTTCACTAAATGGAATGCAACAAATGTTGTATTACGCACCAGTTGGGGCAGCATTAGCAGGTTCTTTTGTGCAATATCAAAATATTGATTTGACATTTATGACTTTGAATAATGAAGTAATGCAACCAATGGATGTATCGGTTCAAAGAACTTCACCGGTTCCCCTGGGTAGCAATACAAACGGAAATACATTTGACCAAATTGAAGAATATATCTACATATTTTCAAGACCATTGAATAATGCTTTAATCGAAATTCTTCCTGCGTTCGATGAATTAAGAGAGCTGGGATTAGATAGGTCACAAACTGTTTTTGATTTGGGAGGAGAAACCGCTGGTATTCCAACTCATGAACAAACTATCTATGCAGAAAAAAGAATGTATTCCTATAGTAGTAACATAGGTGCTTCGATTGCAAATGGTGAATTAGACCCTGTAGGTCCCGACTATTTTTCTATCTACGGAATGCCTGTGGTTGATTCAGTTACAACATGGGGAACACTGAGTGCAATTACAGGCCCATCTTTACATTGTTATCGAGTTGTCATTAATAGAACTCAACAACTGCTTGATGCTGCTGTACTCGCTAGTGCTTACACTGGTGGCTCTGCACTTAGATTCCCGCCAGTAAACATTACTTTCCTATGTAAAGACCCTAACTTTACAGAAGGTCAGTATCTTACAAGATTGGCTAATGCAATGAATGACATCGCTGAGAATGGAAACACAGCGTGATTAATTTGTACTTAACTAATATAGATGAATTTAACAAAAAAGATAGTAGTTTATTGGCTGCATTTCAATCTGTTAGATTAGGTGCAACAACTAATCCTTTTGACACTAATTCTTTTACTGCTGTTCAAGCATTACCCAGGGAACTTCTACAAGATTTTACTGCTCCTACAGGTTCTTACTCAAGTTATGGATTTGATATTAATCCTTTTGACATTGCATATAGAGCGGATACGAAAACAGATTACTATGTTGACTATGGTTCTCTCCTAGCAAGAGTAGCATTTACCGCTTCGACTGGTGGAGCAATAGGTGCAACAAAAGCAGGATGGACTGCTTTGCTTGCATTAATTAATTAAAATCCAGGATTGACTTTTGCGTTTCTATTGCCTGTTTTAGAGATTTGGATATTTCAAAATCAACTATTGCTCGCTTGTTACTGCGAAGAGGGTCTTTGCTCCCGGTGTCTTTCAATTTCTTTGGCTTGATTAGGGCCTCTTCAACCAATAGTTTTGGAAAGTTGCCCCACAACACATATGGTCCGATGATTTGTCTTGGCTCACCCAGGAACTCACGAAAGTAACGGATTGAACCAATTACATTTTCAATAATCCAAAACTTAGGTTTTACAATTTCAATAATATCCATTGCTGCATGTAGCAATGACATATCAGGTTTGTAATTTTCTAAACCGATTTCTCTTGAAGCAATAGATTTAGGAGATGCAAATCCTCCTGAAAATTCCGTGCAGGGCGGAGATGCCCAAATGCAATCAATTTTTTCTAAAGTGCGAGGAAACATTCCGCTGGGGTTGAGGTCATTTGCTAGTAATTTAATATCATCAATTACTGTATATGGTACACCGCCCAAAAGTGGATTGTTATCAATCCTAAGTACAGACCAATTACCCAAGTCTTGAACAAACGCTTCGGATGCGCCACCCAATCCACTAAAGAGGTCAAGAAAGTGTTTCATTGCATCACCTCTTTTTTCATAATGTAAATTAATTCTCTATGACTTTTAGTTAATTCACTTCTTGCCATAAGATGATGGAATATTTCAACAATATCCATTTCCCACATATCATAAGCATCTTTTTCATCGAGATACGCTTCTAATGCTCTCGCAACTACTCGAGAACGTGTTCCTTTTGTTTTATCTTTCAA